TCATACATTACATTAAGTATAGAATTATTAATTTTTATAGGATGTGATAGTGCTGTTCCCGTTGTATAAAAATTTCGATTTTTATCTGAAATGTGTTTCATAACACTTGCACGTTGCAACATCCTATAAAAATTATTTGGCTTGTCTGTTTCAAATAACAGTACCAAACACTTTCCTCCACGTTCGATTATTGCTTGTCGTTGATAGGGTATTAGCAGTTCCCCAACTGTACTAAAGTCTCTACGATCTACAGCCTTTAATGTTCTTACTCCACCTATAAAGATATTTGGATCAATCTCAGATCGATTATATCCACTTATGGCAACAATAGAATCCTTGTCGTCATATACAACACACAATCCGCCTACAGATTTTAAAAAACGACCTTCTTTAAACATAAGCGAGTACCAATTTTTTGAATTTTGTTCAAATGTGCTATGACAGTATCTATAGTTTGGATCATAACTGTTTGAGTCACAGAACTCGATTATGGATTGAATTTCCCAATCTGTAATTGAATCCGAATGTAGTTCTTTAATTTGGTACATGGGCAGATATTTATAGGTCCAGACTCTTGACAAAAGTAGTTTTAGACATTATAATATATGTTGTTATGGAAAAACCAATAGATTTTAGCCAGTTTTACTGCTTGAATTAACAGTTTCTATATAACTATTTCTACCACTAACGAAAAAGGAGGTCTTAAAATGACTGAATCAACGTTTGCTAGGGAACAGACACCTGCTATACTGAAAGTAGTACTTATGGTAATAGCACTTGCGGTGTCTGCTATGATGCTTAATAAAGCAGTGACCTATCGATTAGGCAACACTGAAGTAAGTGAATCGTCCCAAATAACAGCAGAAGTAAGAGAAAGACAACTAGCGTGTCTTGCCAAAAACATTTACTACGAAGCAGGTAGTGAACCATTTGAAGGCAAGGTAGGTGTTGCACAGGTTACACTTAATCGAACAGAAAGCGGTGCCTTTCCTGGCGACATTTGTAAAACAATATACCAAAAGAATGTAATTTATGAAAAAGTAATTTGCCAATTCAGTTGGGCATGTGACAGAGATTCTGGAGTAAAACCTTTGAACAAAGGAAACTATACAGAAAGTATGGAAGTAGCCAAAAAGGTATTGCTTGAAGGATTTAGACTACCTAGTCTTAAAAACGCCCTGTATTATCATGCAGACTATATCAACCCCGGATGGCGTAAAGAACAGGTAGCGCACATCGGACATCATATTTTTTACAAATAAGGACTTATTGTGGATAAAACTCTAGAAATTGCTAAAAACATCTTTAATTCAATTGTGAAGTTTTTTGTAGATCATTTAGCACATATTAGTGCCCATACATTGGGCTGGATTACTATTATCCTAATGCACTTTGCGGCTATTCCTACATTGTTAGCAGTCTTGTTAGGACAAAGCGATAAGTTGCCCCCAGTTGACTTGATGTTGTTTATTTGGAGTGCGTTAATTACAATGTTCTTTAAATCACTTATTGAAAAGAACTTTCTGTATATTTCAACAATTTGTTTAGGTTTTGTTGCTCAAACAGTAATTATGAGTTTGATCCTATTCAAATAAATAATTGAATGCGAGCATCAGAATTCATTCAAGAACATAGAACAGATCCGAGTGTCTGCCGAAGCCCAAAACGCTTAGGTCGCTCGGATCATGCTTCTTGTGTATCACAAGGTCTACGACCACACAACTCAAAAGGTAAAGGCCATACAGATGGCCACGGGAATTACCTAAAGGGTAAAAAAGCCAAATCCGTTAGATACGGTGGCTCTGTAAAAGACTATTCTTAATTACTTTGCTAGTATAAGATTTTCTATCTTCGTGATAGCATCTTTAACTATAACATAATCTTTGAAATCGTCATTGGGAATATTAATTCCATACCGATCTTCAATTTCGCAGATCATTTCAAATACATCAATTGAATCTTTTTCTAGTTTTCTAATATCGATGTCATCGTCTAGTTGGGTTATATCGAGATTTAGACTATCTGCCATTAGTTGTTTGATTTCGTTTCTTAGTTCCATTTTATACCCTAAATGATTCACCACATCCACATTTGTCCCGTTCATTGGGATTAATAAATTCAAATCCTTCATTAAGTCCGTTGCGAACCCAATCCATAGTCAGCCCTTTTAAGTATGGCTCGTCTTTTAAACTTACCAAAACAACAAGATCGGCCTGACCGTGGTTAATTACACCTTCTTCGTATACATAATTATCTACATATTCTAACACATAGGCTAGTCCCGAGCAACCGGTCGTTTTAACACCTATGCGAATACCAACGCCCTTACCACGTTTCTCTAAATTCTTTTTGATTTTATTCCGTGCTATGTCGGTTACGGTAATCATTTACTGCGGCTTTGATAGCATCTTCTGCAAGTATGCTACAATGTATTTTAACCGGTGGAAGGGCAAGTTCTTCAGCAATTGTGCTATTAGTAATTTCTCGTGCTTGGTCAAGCGTTTTTCCTTTGACCCACTCTGTGACGAGACTGCTGGAGGCAATGGCACTTCCGCATCCGTATGTTTTGAACCTGGCATCTGTTATTATACCTTTCTCAACTTTAATCTGTAATTTCATAACATCACCGCAAGCAGGAGCACCGACCATACCCGTACCTATACCTTCTTCGTCTTTTGAGAAGGATCCTACATTGCGTGGATTTTCATAGTGATCTATAACTTTATCGGAGTATGCCATTCGTTATTCCTCTGTTGGTATGATATTTATCTGTAAATATTACCATGGCAAACATTTATCTTTTAAGTTATCTTGGTGGAGCATGTGGAGAGTGGTTAAGTTATCAAATTGGCAAAGATGTTAATTACTATGATATTCGTATAGGTGATGTGTTTGATACAAACAAATTTGTAATTGTTGATCCATTGGCAGAATGGAACTTTACTATAAAAAGCCCATATGATCAAGAATCATTGAAAGTTCCACCGGATATTGTTGCAAAACTTACAGAAAAATACTCTGATAAAAACTTTATAATTCCCACCCATTATTTTGGACCACTTCGCCATGTTAATTTGCCAACATTAAAAGGTGTAAGATTGACGTTTAGGCATAAGACAGCATCGTTATTTTATTCGTTGCTTTGGATTAAAACCTGGATAGAGTCTAGACCATTGGATAACGACACACGAGACTTACTTATGAAATGTGCTAAAGGTAATAGTGGAGATCCTGCATTGCTTAAAGAATCTGAAGTTATGGATATAGCAGAATGTATACTAGCCCGAGGACATTACTATGCGTTTGAACTATCAGCACTTAGAGCCGGTATACGCAACTCGTCCAATTGGATCAACAGATTTTATGGTTTATATTTTAGATATAACGTAAAACCTTTACCTGATTACAGAACTGTAAGTTTAGAAGAATTAATGTTCAATCCTGCAAATACCGTTAATGATTGGCAAGACGCATTTGATATGGTAGAACCTATAAGCGTATCAGAAATTGAACAATACCATTCTACAAATATCAAGGTAATAGAAAATACATTTAATATGAGTTACGATAATTGGAGAAAAGATAAATGGATATCTCTGTTAACAGAATGGGTAAAATTTAAATGCCCAGAAATGTATTAATAAATATATCATGGACATTACAATTACATTACCAGCGCAAGACAAGATAGCAGACCTACTGCTAGAAGAAAACAATCCAAATCTAAAGTTACGGACGTTTGTACAAGGCGGCGGCTGTTCTGGATTCCAATATGGGTTCACATTTGACGAAGAACAAAATGAGGATGATTTTGTTGTTGAGGCAGGCACAGTTAAAGTATTAATTGACTCAATGAGTTATCAATATCTTGCAGGTGCTGTCATTGATTACAAAGAAGATCTGCAGGGCAGTCACTTTAGTATAAAGAATCCTAATGCCCAAACTACCTGCGGTTGCGGTAGTTCGTTCTCTGTATGAAATATAGAGCTCTAAAAAACAACTATATCAAACTAGACGCTAACAAAGACATTTTGTTAGATGCAGGCGATGGTGTTGTTTTGGTTCCAGAATCGGGTAATAAAGTATATGCTCATTGGTTAACTGATAGTGGCAAAATAACAACAACTTATACTATAGACTATGCCACACTGGTTAGCCAAAAAGTCAAATTAATCAACGCCCAAAATACCCCTATTCGTATCCACTGTATAGAAATTGGTAAAACCAATGCTTGACAACTTGTCAATCTGCCTGTATAATATAAACATACACACAGAAAGGCAGTTATGAAAGCACTGTTAGAAACTACAGACTGGGGTACAAGCACTCCTAGCAATCACACATATCTAATTGACGGTACTAACCTTGTAGCCTACATCAAGTACGGCGAGAAGAAGCCTTTCTACTTCAAAAATCCTATCAAAGGTTTTGACAAACGCGGTCGAACCTTTACAGAAATCAAACCCAACCCTTTTAAGAAAGCCTAATTATGAGTTGCGATGCTATTATTCGTATCCTAGAAGATCACCCTAGCCGTCTTAATAAAGAGGCTATTATCGAGTCTGAAGCCAAATTTGACAATACAGAATTGTTTGAAGGTTTTAAACTAGCACTTAGTCCATACACTACTTTTGGTGTGAAACAGGTTCCTGTACACAAAGGTCCAGATGGTGAAGGACTTCCGTGGGAAGCCTTTAAAGAACTGTGCCATTTGCTACAAACACGTCGGCTTACAGGTGACGATGCTCGCAATGCAATCGAACTTGCAATGAATGCCAGCACAAAAAATCAGTGGAACGATTGGTATCGCCGTATCCTTATCAAAGATTTACGTTGCGGTGTTTCGGAAAAAACTGTTAACAAAGTTGTTAAAGGTGCTATTCCTGTATTTGAGTGTATGTTGGCACACGATGGTGCTAATCACGAAAAGAAAATTGCAGGTAAAAAATTGCTAGAGCCTAAATTAGATGGTGTTCGTTGCATCACAATCGTTGATTACGAATCTCGTTCTGTTACAATGTACAGCCGAAACGGTAAAGTACTTGAAAACTTCAGC